AATATTTCTTTGAAGTGATGGAATTTTTAAAACCAACGGATTTAGCGGGTCAATTTCCTCAAGTTTTTGAACTAACTGTAACTGTTGTTGTAGTTGTTCAATAACTTTTGATTGTTGCGATATATCCCGCTCGCTTAATCTGAAAAACTCTTTTTTGTCAAAATCTTTCATTGACGCTTTGAGGATGCTATCAATATTGGATTTTAAAAATTTCAAGCTATTTTTAGCTTCTGCATTTTTAAAAGCTGTAGCTTTAAAACTTAGATCGTTTGTCTGGATTGCGGCTGCGGCTAATCTCGGATCATTAGGAAATCTCTTCATTGCCAGATTAAATGCGGCTTGTAAGTCCGGTTTTTGCGCGATCGCTCCATCCGTTTCTCTAACAATTTGCTCTAACAACTCAACATCTTTCTCTAATTTGCGGCGTAATTCATTAAATTGGAGACTAAACATATCCGCATTACTCATGTTAGGAGATAAACCTTTTAACACCGTTATTCTAGTCCCTAGAGTAGAATCTTTCGTACTGCTGATGTCTCCTATCGCGGTTTTTTGAGAGGACATAATAAGCCTGTAAGCCTCTAGCCTTTGTTTTAGCTCATTTTCTCTGATTTGTTCAGGATTTAGGTTGCTGTTAGTTTGATTAGTTTGATATTGTTGGGCAGCGGTGTTTAATTTAAGTCTACTAGCTTGTGTTACCGCTTCCTGCATTTGGTTGGGTTGAATACTTCCGCCTTGCATAACAATCTGCACCAATTGTCGCGCTGTATTGCCGTACCGATTTTCTGCTTTGGGGAGGTAATTACCTAGCGTAATATCACCATCCCCTACTCCTAATGATGCGTTAGGATTTCCCGCAAAAACGGTAGATAAAACTTTTCGGAAGGAGTCTAGCTTTTGCCCTCTACTGTTCTGTTTTAAGTATTTCTGAACAAAGACTAATTGCTCTTGTGGACTCATTTGAGACAGAGCATCTATGTTTGTACCCAGTCCTCTAGCCGTAGCGGGCATGAACTGAATTAAACCTGTTGCGTTTGTGCGTTTGTTCCTAGCAGATGGCGAAAGTGTACCACCTGTTTCATACAGCATCGTTTTAAGCAGGTCTTCAGGGTTTGCTCCTACGCTTTGAGCTATTTCGCTAACGCTTTGCAGGAACTTGGTATCTATACGTGGATCTAGCCCTGGAACAAGCGGAACTGATTGGCGTTGTTTAGCAATGGGTTCGATTACCGATATCAAACCTTCTGCCGCTTTTAATGCGTAAGGTGTAATAGCTTTTTCGTAAGCACTAAAATCGCCTGTTTTCACACCTTCTTCAATCAAGGTTGTAAGAGTTGAATTTAATCTATCCAACTCTAGTATAGAAATTCCCTTGTCAATAGCTCCCAAGTGTTCATCAGGGTTTTTTCTAACGTCTTTACCACCCACACCCCAAAAATAACTAAATGCTCCAAATTTGTTTGCTAAACCAACATCCATTGGATTCAAATATTTACCAGACGGATCGTATTTACCCCCTGGAATTACGCCGGATTTACCCCCTTTAGGGTCATCAAAATGTAGTTCTAACGCATAAGCATTTTTGCTTTTCTCTAACTTAGCAAGTTCCGTTTGATAATCTTTTCTGGCTTGATCCCCTCTAGCTGACGGTAGTGGGGGTGGCTGAATGAGTTTAAACCCTTTTTGAGCAAAGACTCGCTCGAATACCTTGACGGCTTGCTCAGTCCCAATAGATTCAATAGTTCTATTTTCGCCTTTGTAGTTTAAACTTCCTGTTTGATTTGTTCCGCCTGTACCTGTTTTGATGTCTAGTCTGTGTCCAGGGGTTAGTATTATTGATTTTGTTGGCTGTTGTTGAGGCATCGGCCAATCTGCTACCCTGTTCAGCATCTTGTTGTCTTGTGTGGTATCAACAACCTTTTTGGTTGTATCCAATTTAATCCCAGGTACTTTAAAAGTTTTACCTAACTGGGTAGTTGGGTTTATCCTTTGACCGTTGATCGTTACCTCCCAATGTAAATGCGATCCTGTGCCACGCCCAGTGCTTCCAACTTTACCTATTACATCACCTTGCTGTACAACGTCCCCAACCTTTTTAAGTAATTCAGATAAGTGAAAAAAGCGGTTTACAACTTTTTTACCTTCTGCGGTGATGGTTTCAACTTCGACCATATTGCCCGCACCACCATTCCAACCACCTTTAGATGTGATAACCGTGCCTGTCAGTGGTGCTTTAATTGGTGTTCCTGTAGCGTCTTCAAAATCAACACCGTTGTGCATTTTTCTAGTGCCGTCCAATGGGTCTGTACGCATTCCGTACTTAGATGTTACGCGCCCCGGCGTAGGTCTAAGCAAAGTTTGATTAACAGTCTGTAAATTATCCAATCCGTAGAACTTTTTGACAGCCCCTAACGGATTACTAACGAACTCTTTAGCACCCTGCTCTAACTGTTGCCCAGCTTTTTCCCCAAACACCGTGCTAACCGCCGATTGAACACCGCCCGCTAAATTTTGTAACAAGCCTTGTCCGGTATACAGGGAAGCTAACCAGTTGGAGGTTTTTATTCCCATATCAGCGATCGCAGTCCCCACGCGATCAAAGCCGTTCTCAAAAGACTTAACTAAATCTGCAAACTTAGTACCAAGACCTTCTATCCATGAGTTGCTAGTTTTACTTAAGTCTTTAATACTATCTTCAGCTTTTTTAGTTGCGTCTACAACACTGTTAGATAAGTTATTTATATTCTTATTAATTTCATCAACCGTCCTGTTTACGTTTTTAAGACTGAGATTAAAGTTATCGGCAATACTAGAATCTATCGGGATAATTTTTCCTGGTAAACTCCGTTGTAGTTCTATAGCTTGTAGCTGAATATCTTGGACGTTATTCTGGTAGTCAATCCTCTGTTTTCTTGCTTCTAGTCGTTGTTTCTCTATTTCGGTTGTTTGGGAAATTACATTAATAATCCCCTCAATAAACTGAGTGTAGATATTGTCCCCAGCACCAATTAAAGCCTCTCTAAGTTTATTCTGTACTTTAGGGTTTTCAAGGGTCTTTTGCGCTTTCTCAAATTCAATACCCACAGCTTGAGATTCTCGAACGGCTGCGCGATAATAGTCGGTGACTTGCTTTGTTTGTTGGTAGAGGCTTTGGATTAAATCAAACTTACTCTTGGCAATATCAGAGGTTAATTTTCCAAGACCTACGCCATCATCCGCTATTTGTTTCTTAAGATCGTCCATCTCCTTTTTCTGATCTTGCTCTCTGTCCACGTTGATGATTGCGCTCATCTCTTTTAGGGTATTTATCCTAACGCTTAAAATAGTGGATAAGTTTTTAGCCTGCGCTTCCTGTTCTGCAATTTGAGCTAAATTACTTTCGTAGGAAATTTGTCCAGGCAAATTATTAGAAGAATATAAGTCTTTCTGTCTTCCGCTTAAGTTAATTTCTGCGTTATTTTTTGCAGTTTCGTAATTAATCTGTGCATCTTTTAATCCTGCTGCTAATTGTTTGTAATTATTTTCAGCAAAGTTAACGGGAAGATATTTCTTAACATTTTCACTAGCCTTTTTAGCAAAATCCTCCAAAGGCTTAATTTCGTCTAGTAATTTAATTTTTAACTGTAGAGGTGCTGTGGATTTGTTTATCTCATCGCGCAATTCTTCCACAAAAGTCGTAGCTTGTTTTGCTGCGCTACTAAATCTTGACAGGGGTTTTAGCTCTTTATCTCTTTGGACTTGTAAATCTACAGCCTTCTTATCTAATTCCCCAACCTTAATAATTGATTTAGAATCTCTTCTTTGAGCTAAGACCTGTCTTTCTTTACCTAACGTAATTAATTTTTTGTCAATATCTTTAATGATATTAATTTGTTTTTCTAAATCTTTATTTTTTGCTAGAAGTTCTTTTTCTCCTCCTAGTAACCCTAAATCATTTAATTCTTTCTCAAACCCCTTAACGCTAGAACGAACATCTTTAAATGCTCCTAAAGTTTGAGACTTACTAATATTTAAGAATGATTCTTTACCTGTGAAAAATTCTTCTATCCCATAGCTTTTAGCTTCCGCAAGAGCTTTTTTCACATCTTCCTGCTGATTCCTCCGACCAAACAAAGGCTTAATTTTGTCCCACACTCTTAACACTGGCGTTTTGGACTCATCTACTGGCGTAAATATATTGGTAAGGAACGCAGACAAGTTGCTTCTCAATCCGTCTTGTTTATCCCCTTTATTGACAACATCATCAAACTTAATACTTCTCCCGCCTAATCCTAATAAATATTGAGGATTTAATTCCGCGCCCTTAGACGGAAGTTGAATAAACTTTTTAGCTGTATTTTCAGCACTGTCACCAACACTCTTAAACTTCTCAGCCAATTCCGCTAACGACGACTTCATTGTTTTGATGCTGTCGTTAACTCCCTCAGCCATCTTACCTACAGAATCGCCTAACGGGTTTGTAAAATCTCCCTTAGCAAAAGATAATACTAAAAACGCAAACCCAACCGTCGCCATGACTGAAGCTAAAGCCATAGCTGCAACTCTTAATTTTTCCATAAGCGCAACTCTAGCACCCATAGCCGCATTAATCATCGCCTCTCTTTTTATGAAGTCGCCAAAATTCATCGTAGCTGTATTCGCAAAAAGTACCCGGAGTCCTGATGCGCTAGTCCAAAGGCTTTTTACTGAGCTAACAACTGCATCAATCATTCCGCCCAGCGCAGTACCTAACCCTTCCATAACGAGAGGCGCGTTAATTAAAGCTCCTATGCTCTGAATCATAAACGTCAGAGCGGCTAACTCTACTAATCCAGACGGAAGAATCTTTGTAAGAGACTTGACTCCATCTATTAATCCAGATAGAGGATTTTTACCAGCCTCTTTACCAATAACGTCGCCAAATAAAGGGATTCCTTTTATATCTCTTTGAACTTTTTCTAAGATTCCTAATCCGCCAACAATCATGTTTTTAAAACCTTCAAACATATTATCCCGAAGGTCTTTTTGTGCGCCAACCATGGTGTCTGCAAAGTCTACGACTATACCAAGGAAAAATGGAGCAAGTGCCAGTGTTATATTTCGGAATGAAGACATTAAGAAGTTCTGTATTGTACCTATGGCAGCGGCTAATGGACTTACCTGAAGCACGGCTCTTAATCCCACGGCTGCGGTTATCCCCATAGTTATTAATGACGCTGAAACAATATTAGATATTGCAGAAATAGAATTACTAATTATAGTTAAACCACCCGTCAGGACGTTAATAACTCCCGCCATTACACCGCCAAAGGAGTCGGTAAGTCCTACCGCTATATCGAATCCTGCATTACTCAATCTCGCTAAAGCATCTATTACGCTATTTACAGAATTAGCGACACCCCCAAACTCGCTTAATAAAACTTTCCCGACCTTGGGCAAGACTTCATCTGAGAGTACGCCGCCATTAGATACCATTTCGACCATTGCGGGAATACTTAACCCCATTGCTTTAGCGAAAACAGACATGGCGGGTGGGAATTTTTCACCAAGTTGTTGGCGCAGTTCTTCCATACTTACGCGACCTTTAGAAAGCATCTGCGTATACGCCATAAATATAAGGCTTTGCTCTTGACCTGCAATACCTAATTTATTTAAGGATGCAGAAATGCCTTCATACAACTCACGAACGCCCTCACCTGCCATTTTTGTGCCTCTAGCGGCAACTTGTAACTGTCCATAAGCACCCGCGCCAAATTCAACAGAGGTACTGTATTTTTTGCCAACACTCCGAACATAATCTAGTTCGGCTTTTCCTCCCAAAGATCCGCCGCCAGCAAAATTAAGCTGTCTTTGAATTGGTTCAACTCTTTGCGCCATGTCGACTAATTTATTCACGTAGGGGAACAAAGAATCGGCCATCATTTTCGCTACTTGGATAATTGGCAGTAGTGGTAAAAACAAAGGAGCGATCGCAGTAGCCATCACTTGAATTGGTGCAAGAAACGCAGCATGGGAGAAAACTCCGCCGACAGCATCAGCGCCTAAAATATCTTGTTCGGACTTACTAGATCCTTTTGGAGAGATAGCTTTTTTTACAGTTCTTCCCAAGTGTCCGTAAAACTCATCAAACATTTCTACGGGAACAACGCTACCTCGGCTCATGCGTTTTTTAACATTCTCACCAACGTCTTGCATATTAGCTTGCCCCAAAGCTTTTTTGGCAGCATAAGTAGCGTCGTCTATGGAGTTTAGCCAATTCCTCTTACTGTTTTTAAAACCTTCCGCTAGGTTATTACCTAACGCGAACCCTTCTTTGTTAAATCTAGCTTGTAGTCCGGTTATTGCAGCCAAAGCTGTTCCAACAAATCCCTTGATTTGGGAAACGTTTAAATTTTTAATACCCTTACTTTGAGCAAAATCATTAAGCTCTTGTGATATTGAATCAACGTTTCCTGTTGTGTAGCCAGACATTAATTTCTCTAACCTACCCTTACCTAACATCTTAGATATTTCAGGCGCAAACTTAGCAAGTTGTTCGTTAGCTATACCTTGCATAACGCCAGCTTTAATTCCTGTAATCCCTAAGTTTTTGAGAACTTCTTTAATTATCGTTTGTCCGAAATTATTTATTAATCCAGTCGTCCCGCCACTAAGGTTGATGTTTTTAAGGTTTTCTTGGATTTGCTTTTTATTTACGTTTTCTAACTCTAATCTTTCTTTTGGCTTACCGCCAATTCCTACCATATTTTTAAGCGTATCAAATCCAGGAGTCTGTTTTAAATTAACTCCGGTTATTGATCTAAACACATCCATTAAGAACCCTGGCTTGATTGCAGAATTACTAGAAAGTATTTTAACTATTGTTTCACCTAAGTTTAGCGATTTTAGTCCCAACATCGGCGCTATCAATGGCAGCATCTTAGCCATAAATCCGCCCTTAGAGCCTCCAGACAACATACTTATAAATGCTGAAACAAAATCACCCTTGCCTGTTTTTACACCTAAGCTTGAAAGTATAGAAGTTGCCCCGGCGGTAGCTACGGACTGGAAGAGTTGTCCTAAAGTTAATTCACCCCTCTTCCTTGCGGTATTTAAAGCGTTTTTAATTGCTTGAAAAAAGTCTGTAGTTGCTGACTTTAGTTTTCCCGATTGGGCTTGAATAATCGGCTTAAAAGTTTTGTTTATTAAATCGCCAAAATAATCACTTATACCCTTACCAATATTAATTTTTTCAGAATCTATGCCAACTAATCCAAGCCCGTTCCTTATAGTCTCTGATTTTTTAATTACTGAATTAATGGCGAACGGCGCGGCTTTATTGCCTAAGTTTAAAAAGTTCTTAGCAGTAAAGAAATCTTTTATTTCGTTTTTATTGTCAGAGATTAAGCTACCTGTATCTCCGACAAGCCCTTTAACATAATCTAATGGTGTATTTTTACTGCTAGATTTAGTTTTATTAACTGAGTTTTTAATAAAGTTAGCAACAGAGGGTTTTAGTTTTTCTTCTGCAAAGCTACTAACTGTGTCGGTGGCATTACTAAAGATAGCTTTTTTAGCAGACGTAGCTAGATATTTAATTGCGCCACTAATCCCAGAATCAAATAACTTACTTACTTTAAATCCTACAAAATCTTTAGTTAAACTATCAAAGAGTTTTTTAACTTGCGCTTGGACTCCAGGGAAAGCTTGATCTAATCCTCCGATTAACCCTTGGATTATGTTTTTACCTATGCTGAACATCACCTTAGATGGTGACTTAATTTGAAAAGCATCTCTTATAGACAATAAATAAGCTGTCGCATTTTGTAACCCAAACTTAGCGAAAGCTTTATTATCCAATCCATATTTTAGACCTGCGATCGCATCCAGACCCATGCCCGTAGCGGCATCTTTAACTGCTTCAAACTTTTCAGCCTCTCGTTTAGTTTTTTGGTATGTTTGGGATAATTGACTAGATTTCCCTGCGGCTCTTGTAATTGGAGATTTAGCCTGAGAAAGCTTATTAATTTCTTCTTGCGTTGCTCCATTTTTCTTAGCTAAAGCAATTAATCTATTTACTTCTGCAAGAGCTTCTTTACTTTTTATTTGGTATTCTTTATAAATTTTTTCTACTATTGAAAAATCTCCAGAATTACTGGCATTTTTCATTAAATCAATTAGCACTTTGTGTAGAGATTGGTGCGCTGATTTAATACTTAAGACAGTTGATGAAATCTCTCTGGGGTTAATATTATTATTAACGTTGGCAGCGTTTCTAACATTGTTAGAAAAATTCCGAGCGTTTTGTTTAGCAACTCTAACGGAAATATTCTCAAAAACAGGTTCGGGTTCTTTCCTTTTCTTTGGAGAAGGTTTAGCTAATGGTTCGCCTACGCTACTGTTATTTTCCGGTGTAGTTGACGTGGGAGGTTTTTCTTTAGTAGTTTTTTTTCTTTTTATTCCAAAGGCATCAAGTAAACTTTCGCCAGCCATTTCTCCCATTTTCTTAAAGTCCAAACCTAATTGTTTGGCGAATACAGTCCTAAGTCCCTTAGAAACTTGCTTGCCAAAATCATTAGCTATGCCTTCAGAAAACCCCGTCATAAAATCCTTAGCTGGTTTAGCTAGAATTTTAAGAACTTCGCCAGTTGCTTGATCTCTTATTTGCTTCCTAATGTCCGCAAAGCCTTTTTTTAGTTCATCAACTACGTCTTTTGTACTTTCTTTTTTCCCTCCACTATCACTATTATTACTTGTGTTTTTTTTATTGTTATTAACAACGGTTTCATCCACTTCCACTACGCGAGTGACTTTTTGTTTTGTAGTGGAAGATTTTTTAAATTCCTTATTTAAGTTAGTTAATTCCCTGTCATCAACAAAAACTTTTAAAGGATTGTTTTTAAAATAAGTTTGAGTTTGCTTAAAGTGAGTTACCTTTAAGTCAAAATGTTTATTAAGGTTTTTTAGCGAGTCATCATTAACGCCTATGGTTAAATTAAGATCTTTCTCTAGAAATTGAGCTTGTTTAATAGCCTCGACCCTAGCCTTTTTTATATCTTCCATTAGCTTGGAGTAATCACCAACTAACTCAACAACTAATTGTGGTAATTCCATATAATTTACTCTTCTAATAATAAACTGATTGAGGCTAGAACTTGAGGACTAACTAAACTATTCTCAAAGGCAAACTTAATACAAGATTTTGTTTCTTCACTAATGCCCGCCTTGTCGGTTTTAACTTCATTCTTGAACGGTAAAAAATCAGTCCACGAAATATTTTTACCGCCCAAGAACCCATAAACCACTTCCGCCAACCTTGCTGTTGCAAAGCTTTTTTCGTTAGACTTGACCCTATCAATTTTTTCCAGTCTTGATAGGGTGTCTAAAATTACAAAAGGCGGAAGTTGGAGGAAATTTACCCAACTACTAAATCTACTGTCTTGGATTCCGTGCTTTTGGATCTGGAGGTAGATGGTGTACCAGTCAATGTCGTCTCCGCTTCCACTTCCGTATTCATCTTCTTCACTTCCTCCAGCGGAGTTAGAGCTTTTTTTTCACCTTCAGGATCTTCTATAATATTGAGGCTTTCGGATTGGTAAAACTCAAAGACGGCTTGGATTAATTCTTGGGGAAGTCCTGCAATGTCAGCAAAGCTTAAATTCTCGCAACCTAGGACATACTGGCGGTCAAAATTATCGTACAAGAATCCAAGTTCTCCGTCTTTAATTTTTCCGGGAGATTTCTCAATCACTACGTCCTGGACTTCAGAATCGTGATTTCCTTTAACTACCAGAATTACATCACCGAATTTAATATTTGTCCCATCAGGAAGAGGGTATCCTAACTCTTCGATCTTAATTTTTTCACTATTTATTAAGACACTTTCTAGTAGTTCTACATGATAAGCGAGTCGTCCCGGAACAAATACGGGTTCGGGATTACCTTCGACGTAAAAACCTCCCATGATGGTTTTGGCGACAAAATTCCAAATTTCTAAAGTTGGAACTTCATTCTTGTTTAATTCGCTTAATTCTTCTTCGTACTCACTTAATACTGTATCTTGATCACTGGGAAAAACTCTAGTCCCGTCAACTTCCTTACCAAAAATGTATTCCGAAGCTTCTTCCCTGCTTATATCTTTATCCTTAGCAATACCTTTAATTACGGCATTAATTACGCCAGTAACTTGTTTTTTAGTAGCCGAATATTTTTTAACTTGTAACGACTCACCGGCTTTTACATAGCCCAATCTTTGCAAATACAAATAGCCGTGATTTTCTGTACCGACAGCGACGATTTCTGCCTTTTTTTTCTTGGAATTGGAAGGTTTTACTTTTAGCACAATTCTATCTCCAGGTTTGTGTTAATTATGGTTGTGTTGTTGTCTTTAACTTCTGGGGGAATTTTTATCTTAAATTCTTCCCCCGTTTCTGAGAATAATGAAAGTTCTCCAGATAATCCGCCCCTAAAAAACGCCGCGCCACATAAAATTTTTGTCTCGCTAGAATTAAGTCGGCAGTTAAATAACGCAACAATGTTTTTAGATATATCTGCAAGGACTTTCATTTAAAATTAGTATCCTGATTATGAGTAAGGGTCGACCCAAGTAAAGGAAGTCCCTTGCAAGTGAGCGGTAAAGGAATACTTTTTAACTTCGTTGTAACTACCGGGCTGGCTGTAGTCCGTAATTAAAATAGCCGCTTCAATAATTTCGCCGTCTGGATAGACAGCGTAGAAATACAATTCGCGTCCAAAATAGCCGCCATTTCTTTGGGTTTGCTTAATAAGCTGTAGCGCAGGATCTCCGCCAACTGGGGAATCGTAATGGTTTTCTACGCCAGAGAATTGGATGGTTCTATCGCTACGGATGGCCTTTTTCTCAGTTCCAGTGCCACTTAAAGTATTGGTTGTGTCCACTGTGGTTGTTTGAGCGGCCAAGGGGAACTCTTGAATCCCGTACATGGGGAGCAAATCATCAACAATCCTTGCTGTACTTGCGGTAGCGATCGCGTATTTTGAACTAAAGATGGGAATGTCAGTCGCTGTAGTCGCTACGGTCACATCTTCCGAAATGAGGACATAAGTTCGCGCTTTATCCCCATCCTTGAAGAAGGATAGTGCCATACCTGCTTTTAAGTCTGTCGCTACAGAAGCAGTACAAGTAATTACGGTCGCGCCAACAGCGACGGCTACTGTAGACGTAAGAGTTCTTGCGACTACAGTTCTTGTGCCTTTGGGCAATAGTAAGATTCCTGCACTAAAACCCTCTAAAGATGTAGTGTTGTAAGCTAAAGGCATAGTTATTTTTTCCTTTAAAAAAATTAAATCATCACCCTGTCGGCAATATAAATTCTTGCCTGTTCAATCACCTTTTCATCTGCCGGGGTATTCGTAAATCTTGAAGTTACATAAGCCCTCCTAATCCTCTCTACCGCTAAACTTAAATTAGGCGTTGCTGCCCAATTTTTAAGGGTGATTTCCCAAAGTCTAGGGTGATATTTCATCCCAGCAGAAGATGAGCGAGGATCGCCAGATGGGATGTGGTTAATCAAAATCTCTAATCCGTTACTACTAGATGGCGGATTTACTCCGCTACCGGATACCCAAATACTAGGAATAGGAACTCCGCCTTTATATGTCCCCACAAGTCCTGTGAGCAAATTTAAAAGTTCCGTCCTTAGTTCTTTTGAGGTCATTTTTATCTAACGGTAAGGGAGTAAGAGTTAATTAAGCCGCCTAAATCTACGATATCTCGTGGACTTCCCACCAAGTCACCACTTTTACGAAGGGTGTATCGTGGCCAGTTCCAAATGGGACTTTTTATGGAATCTTGCATCTCGTTGCCGAAATTACTACTAAGTTCAAAAAAAGAGTTTTTAATCGCATCCCCTAATCTCTTACTTTTACTAGAGTTAAGAATTGTTCTTGAAAATTCTTCCTTAAAATTAAAGCTATCGGCAGTTACCCAAACCCAAGGCCTTGCTGGTGCGGATTCACCACTCTTAAGAGTCCATCCCTCATGCAGTTTAGCTGCATAATCAACGTCCCACTTAAAAGTCGCTACCTGAGATTTGGGTAAATTTACAAGTTTTTCCCAATCGTTTGTTTTTACCATTATATCACAAGGTATAAAAAATTACATTTAATTTCTCAGGGAAAGGTTTAAATATCCAAAAATAACCTCTCCAAACCTCATAGTTAAAGACGAAAAAATAGGCTGTACTATGGGTAAGAATTTAAACTTACCTACATATTCTCTATCGCCTAAATCCAAGACAGCGTTAGCCTCAATCTCTAAGTCAAAAACTAGAGGAAGAGTTGAAGGCATCCAAATATTATTATTGTTTAAAGTTAAAATATTACCATTAAGAAAAATATCAGTAATTTGGATACCTGGCATTTGATAATGAATAGGGTTTTTGGATTGCGCCACCCTAGCAAAAACTTCTACATTAGTTTTCTCCTCAATGGGGTTGCCGTAATCATCTTCTGTAAAGCTCCCATTACCTGCGAGTAAGTTAATTTTTAAATTAGGGTTATTTAACATCTTAAGTCCGAGGTCTATATTTATAAAATAACGGCAAAAGATTAGCAAATGGTTTTAAATCATTAAAATCTTGGTAGACTATTTTCGCTCCCTGCGAACTCTCTTCTTTAATTATCTTCTGCTCTCTATATAGAACTTCTGCGATAGCTGCAATTACAGATTTAATTTTTAATATCTCTTGGGATTGGGAAGTTGCGGAAAAATTTAAACCTGCGCTGTAAGTAATTCTTATTTCTTGAGTTACGTTATTGCTACGACTCCTTCGTATACCTCTAATAATATTGGCATTTATATAGTTAAAATTATTAAGTTCTAAACAATCTCCAATTAAAAAGTAATTTTCTGATGGTAAAACTTCCCAATTTTGGCTAACTGGGATATCACCAAAACTAACAAATAAATTATTATACCTAACTTCTACTAAATTAATTGCCGTTACGGGAGCATAAACTAAGGCTATTTTATTTAAACCTAAAACCCTTTCTAATACATAATCCTTAATTACCAATTCCCGATTTGCGCCCAAGGATGATTCGCACAGAGATTGAGATCGCAAAATAAGTCCTTCTAATTCTAGATTACCAAGGACGGACAGCGATGGCGAAAGATTTCTCAATTCCTGTACGGTTAAAATCATCTTAATTAATTTCCTAGCCTTGGGCAATTATCTTTGGAAAAATTTTCTGCACAAACAGGTTCGTCTGTCTGGTTAGTTTGGTATTGCGCCCCACAATTTTGGCAGTAGGGAATATTGTTTCTTTTGAAGTATTCTGTAGAATAAACGCCCATTGCTTTTTTTATTACTTTTGCTTCTACCGCTGGCGTTTTAGTTTTGGTTGGAGGTTTTTTAGTTTCCTCAACCGGAATATTTTCGTTTTCTTCTGGCACTTTCTTATCCTTAAATTTAATCTTAAAAGTTACCCTTAACTTAAGTTAAGGGTAAAAAACTTAAACAGCCCTACGCGCAACTCTTAATTTAGCGCAACGGGTTTGTTGTCCTGCTGGGGAAGCTAAAGCTGCATCCAAGTCAATAACGCCAGTTTGTTCACGGCTAATCCAGATAAAAGATTCTCCCATGTTAAATGGAGTTGTACCAGAAGCGCGAACTTCCATTGGTAATGCAATACCGCGACCGACCGCACCGTAGCTAAATACGAAACAGTCTTCAGTAACGGTTGC